GGGTTTAACGAACAAACACGAATCAGCCATGTACCGAAAAATATTTACATTCTTTACACCGGGTTCGGGGCCGAATTCCTACAGGATGCTCCATGGGGAGCGCACGACAGGGGCGAGGCGTGGGTTGCCCATCCGCTCATGTGCGCGCAACATGTTTATCTGCGTCCTCTGTATAGCAACTATCACAGAATTCTCTTTGAGCTCTTGTGGCACGTCCGATGCGTCTAACCCGTCAAGGTCATCGGTGGATGCGTTCTCAAGTTGGTGATGGAATCCGGCGTGTGAGTGCTCATTGACAACCTTGTTTTTGCGCATCAAGAATCTCACCAATACAGGGTGATAGAGGACTGCTTGCGCGAGGTTGAATCCAAGTGCGTGTAGCTCGAAAAGTTTCCGGGTGACTGGCGTGGGGTTAGTTAACGCTTGCTGTATTCGAGTCCCGCTAATAAAAAAAGGGGTACACATTGATTCAAACCGCGCATGATCGACATCATAGATGTTTTGAGGTAGCTGACGCAAGTCAATGCTAGCTTCCGGTCTAAGCCTGTGAAGACGACGTGAAGTGTAGGCAAGATACGCGCTGACACCAAGCTCTATGGGTATTAGCAAGTGTGGGATAAGCGCATGTCCAAGGAAAGATACAACAGCGGTCGTTGCTGATGCCACACTACCATATGCAGTTACATTGCTAAGGTTCTCATAACCGACTTGGTGCATCAACAACTCACCGCAATACTGCTCGTCAACGTGGATACCGATCAATTCCCAGGTTTGCACATAGGTGAAATCGTCAATGGTGACGAAACGAGCGGGAGGTCGCTCAGGACAGGGTTCGCCTGCCTCGGAACCATCGTCACTTTCATCATCAGGAGGTCCATGTGGAGAACGCGAGTGTGGCATGGATGTGAGATCAAGCACAGGAGTTTGAGAAGGAGCCTCATTGATGGCTGTAGAACTTGATGAACTTGATGATGAGCTGGGTTGTTGCATGGAGTCATGTTGGTGCTGGCCAGTGATGGCTCTGATCGCGATGTCTTTTTTCTCTAATTGGTACGCGAAATACGCGCGTGACTTTTGGAGTGTTTCCAGATTCTTAGCATCAGTGGCTTTCTGTGTCTCTTGCGAGACTTTGGCATCCTGTGCGCTACCATTGCGACCGTTCGAGCCGTGATGCAGCACGGCATGTTTGCGCGGGCGATCTCCGCGGTCATGATCGTCAGTATTGGTCGCTTCACCGTGTGGACCATTGAGAAAAGGAACGAAAGACCTATTTACACTATGTACAAGAG